CAATAACTTCAGAACAATATAATACTAAATCAATATGTCAAATCTATTAAAAGAGGCAATTGCCGACGCCAAGGCTGTTCGTGCTACTGCTCTCGCAAACGCAAAAGCTGCATTGGAAGAAGCTTTTAATACAAAAGCCGAAGCTATGTTAGCAGAGAAACTTAAACAAGAAATTTACGATGATGAAAATGTTGAAATGGCAGAGGCCGTACCAGCATCTTCTTCAGGTATTTCAAATCCGTCTCCCGCAGGTGTTGACGCTGACAGCGATGAACATGGCGCACATCCATTAAGAGTTGATAGATATGTGAATGAAGAGTCTGACGAGGAAGTTGTAACCAATGAAGAATTGGACGAAATTCTCAAGGAATTGGAACACGAGTTAAGTTCAGATGAACCTGCTATGGAGGTTCCCGTTGCTCCAGAAGCTCCAGTTGCCCCAGTTGCTCCAATGGCCCCAGAAGCTCCAGAAGCTCCAATGGCTCCAATGGCTCCAGAAGCTCCAATGGCTACATCAGAAGTTTATGCGGACGACATGGAAGAGGAAATTGACCTGAACGAACTTCTTTCTTCTTTAGAAGAGGGATCTGACGAAGAAGATCAAGCGGAAATGGAAGGTGAGAAAGAAGACGAAGACGGTGAGAAACTCAAGTCAGACTTGAATGAAGCTTACAAAGTAATTGGATATCTTCGTACTCAAATCAATGAAATCAATTTGTTGAACAGTAAGTTGCTTTATACCAACAAACTATTCAACGGATTCAACTTGACCAAGGGACAAAAAACCAGGGTCGTTGAAACGTTTGACTTAGCGAAGAATATTCGTGAAGTCAAATATGCATACACAATTTTGTCCGAATCATATAGTTCCGGTGGATCAACCGTCAAGAAAATCAATACGGTTGCTAAGACTATCACCGAAGGTTTGGCAAGTAAACCAGTAGCATCAACTGCGCCTGTAAAGAGCGTTATTGTTGAAAATAGCAATGATATGACTTCAAGATTCCAAAAACTCGCAGGAATCAAGAAGAAGTAAAACTTAAGCGAGTATAATCCAAACAAATAAAATAGAAATTATATGAATGATATTAAGTCATTATTGACAAACAACATGAATCCACAAGCCAAATTGATGGCTGAAACTCGTGGATTACAACAAAAGTGGGATAAGACTGGCTTGCTTGAAGGTCTGCAAGGATCTGACAAAGCAAACATGAGTATCTTGCTTGAAAATCAAGCAAAACAATTGCTTGACGAAGCTACCAGTACCGGTACTTCTGCAAACAGTGAACAATGGGCAGGCGTTGCTCTACCACTCGTTCGTCGTGTATTCGCAGAAATTAGTGCCAAGGAATTCGTAAGTGTACAACCTATGAATCTTCCTTCAGGTCTGATCTTCTATCTTGACTTCAAGTATGGTACGAACGTTCCTTCTTCCACAGTTAGCGATTACTCTGGATCAGGTAACAGTTCATTATTCGGTGGAACAGCCAATGCAAAACTCGGTTCTACCGATGATGCTACTGGCGGTCTTTATGGAGCAGGTCGTTATGGTTTCAGTGAAAAATATAATGTGTCGACTGCGGCTACTGCCAGCGTGACGCCCGCCGTAAATACTTATAATACTGCTTCCGTGACTGCCAATGATCTTCAACAAGATGCTGCTTATACCTCTAGTACATTGGCGTTCGTTGGAACCAAAATTACTGTACACATCTCAGGTAATAGCCAAAACATTGATTTGAACGCGGCCCGTTCACTTCAACTTTCAGGTTCCTCTATCACCAGTTCTAATATCTTAAGTGAGTTTACCAAGGTATTGAATTCTGGTTCGTTGGCGAATCCATATTATCAATTGGTATTCATTCAGACCGGCAGCGCGGAGATCCGTGGAGGACCATCGCAAAATGTTCATGTATTGTACACCACTCAACCTACTGATCAAACTCGCGGTGACTTTGAAGACAAGTTTACTCCGGCCGGTGCTGGAACCTCTGGACTGTCCGCTGATATCGGTATTCCTGAAGTCAACTTGGAACTCAAGAGTGAACCAATCGTTGCTAAGACTCGTAAGTTAAAGGCACAATGGACTCCGGAACTTGCGCAGGATTTGAATGCATATCACTCCATTGATGCAGAAGCAGAACTTACTGCTCTATTGAGTGAATATGTAAGTATGGAAATTGACTTGGAAATCCTAGACATGTTAATCACGGCTGCTCCTGCTGTCACAACTGAAGCGTGGAGTGCTGCAATCGGAACAGAGTTCACTGGTAAGACGGTCGGGGCCAATGGTTCAGTATCATGGAATCGTACCACCGACGCGTCAAACAGAACGGCTTACGTCAAGAGTACTTGGTTCCAAACTCTTGGTAACAAGATTCAAAAGGTCAGTAACAAGATTCATCAATTGACTCTTCGTGGCGGTGCTAACTTCTTGGTCTGTGGACCTGATGTTGCTACCGTCTTGGAGTCAATCCCAGGATATGTTGTTAATACCGATGGTGATAGTGCTAAGTTTGCAATGGGCGTGAGCCGCGTTGGATCTTTCGCTTCACGTTTCCAAGTATATAAAAACCCTTATATGCAAGAAAACACCATCTTACTCGGTTTCCGTGGAAACAATTTCCTTGAAACCGGTGCTGTGTACAGCCCGTACATTCCTCTAGTCCAAACTCCTTTGGTCTATGATCCAGTCAACTTCACCCCACGTAGAGGTGTAATGACTCGTTATGCGAAGAAAGTCGTAAGACCAGAGTTCTACGGCAAAATCTACGTCGCGGACTTAGATCAAGTCTAAGATTAATCAATAATCTTCAATGAATACAAGGCTTCCATGAAAATGGAAGCCTTTTTTATTGCATTTATTATAAGTTTCAAAAAAATTACAACGGTCTCTGGGAAATTAGTTGTATTTTTGTTATAGTATTATATACTTATTGTATATGAACAAAAATGGAAACGAGATAACGATATCCGAAGAGGAATCTAAGATATGTAAAATTTGCAATAAAGGGTTTGATTCTCCTAGAAAAAGGATGTGGCATATCAAAAAGGAGCACAAACTTAATTTTATGGAATATGTAATAAAGTTTTATTATGATGGGATGGCTCCGGTATGTTTAAAGACGGGAAAATCTTTAAGTTTTAAAGCAAACCAGCTTGGTCCTTGGTTTAAAAATTATACAAAAAATTGTTTTCCTAGAAATCCACATTCACAGGAAACAAAAAATAAGATACGAGACGGATGTGAAAAAAACTCAATTAAAAAATATGGAGTGAAAAATGTATTTCAATCTGATTGGTGTAAGGAAAAAATTAAAAATACCATGATTGAAAGATACGGTGTAAGAAACATAATGGAAAAAGATGATATAAAATCAAAAGTCTTAGCATCTTTCTTTGAAACTATAAGAAACAGACCAAAAAAAATATATGATGCAACGGACTATGACCCAAATAAAACATCGTCATTGGAAACCGACTTGAAAAATAAGTTAACTGATTTAAACATACAGTTTGAATCGCCATTTATATTTCAAGGAAAACGGTATGATTTTTATATTCCTATAATAAATGCCGTTATAGAATTAGATGGAGATGCATTTCATAAAGAGACGTTGGAAGAGTTAAGTTTAATCACATTAAATAATAGCATTAATGATTATAATAAAAATAATTTAATTAAAGATACTAAATACAATTTTTACAGAATTAGATACGACACCAATAAATTTATATTTGACGAAGATGATGATTTATTTATTAAAATTAAACAATTTGAATATTCTCCAAGTTATTCTATAACATATAAACAAAAAATTATAACCAAAGAATATTTTTCAAGATATATTGATAATAAAGGAAAAGACAAACTAAAATCTTACATTACATTATTATTAAAATTCATTCGGTTATTTCAGCCAACTTTACCTCGCCCGTGTCTTGAAGAAGAATTTTCCGACGTTGTTGATAGAATATCCAAATACAATTTTTCCAAGGTTTATTTTGATGGAGTATTTCACAACAATATATCTACAGTTGGTCATAATTATTTAAAATATTATTTTAAATCGTATTGGAAATCTGCGTATAAAGGAAGTAAATCGCCGAGTGATTGTTGGTTGGATGATGCGTTGATGAAGAAGATTATTGAGTATCGTATTGGATGTAATACATCGGATGAGGTTTATGATTTTAGTATGTATCAGATGGTGAGGGGATTATCTGCTAATAGGAAGACGGTTTCATTTTTTAAGCCTACATTGGCGGCGGGGATATATAAGCATTATTTGAAGGACAATGATTTGCCGGTCGTTTTGGATCCCTGTTGTGGATTTGGAGGAAGATTGTTGGGATTTAAATCGGTGTATCCGAATGGAAAATACATAGGATGTGAGCCAAATGTTGAGACTTACAATGAATTGATACAAATGGTTGACCGTGAGAAATTCACTGATGTTACGATTTATAATTGTAAGTTTGAGGATTATAAAGATACAAAAGATGTTGATTTCACATTTACAAGTATTCCGTATTTTGATTTGGAATTATATTCAAATGTAGTAACTTATGAAGATTTTAATCATTGGAGAAACAGCTTTATAAAATCTATAGAATCATGTAATAATTGTTATATAAATACGTCTATTGATTTGGCAAAAGAATTGAAATGGAATATTGTGGATTCGTATATTGTATCAAGTGGTTCTCATTTTGACAAAAAGAATGGTTTGCCTACAAAAAACGAAGTGATTGTCAAACTATCTTGATATTTATAATCGTATGAAAAATCGTCTTATATTTATCATTTTGTTAACATTTTTGTCTGGTTGTACGTTGAAAAACGTTGATAAGATAGATGCTACAAAAAATAAAATCGTTAATACTGAGAAGCAACTGGCAAAAAACACAGATGAAAAAATGTCAGAAATTGCGGTTTTGGCGTCTGGAACGGATTATTCTCTTAAAAAAGTTATTAATCCGACTATTGAAGTTAAAACTGCAATTGATATAAACGGTAGGGTTATAAACATTGCGGGTAATCCTGATTTGAATGAATTGAACAAGATTAAGCAAATTATTGATTTATTAAATTCAGAGGTTGAGAAGGAGCATAAACAGGGAGAAAAATTATTATCGGCGAAAGACTCTGAGATTGTGGAGTTACAGCAAGAACGAGTTCAAATACAGAGTCAATATCTAGGTCAAATTGAGATTCTCAAAGTTCAGGCGACTGAGGTTGCTAAAAAGGCGGACAAATTGCAAGTGGTAGTCAGTGAGGTGAATAGTTGGTTTGGACTTGGGGGAATTATATATGGAACCAAGCGATTTGTATCTACTGCTCTTATTGCCATAATAATATTTGGTATTTTGTTTGTGGCATTAAGATTTTTTGCGGCGATGAATCCTATTGCCGGTGCAATATTCTCAATATTTGAACATTTTGCATCGTATGTTATATCATTGATAAAGGGAGTATTTCCAAATTCATTATCATTTAGTAATCATATTGAGTTGCCCGTATTTAATAGATATAAAGATACGTTAGATACCCTAATTGATACATTATACAAGCTGCAAACGTTACAAAAGAAAGGCGGAATTTCATATACATTGGACGAGGTGTTTATTGAACTTGACAAAAATCTAAACACTACTGATAAAAAATTAATAGATGAACTCAAGAGTATCAACAAACATGGTGGCGATGTATGATTAAATTACAAAATATATTAAATGAAGTACCGATAGATACGTATTCAACTATTGGAGACTTTAGCAAAGGTGCATCATTTGGTGATAAACGTGATCGGGCGTTGATTATACATCCTGTTGCGATTCAAAAGGTCAGAGATTTTTTTAAGAATACGAGTGTTGACTTTGATTTTTATTTTGTAAATTTATCGGGCAGACGTAAGTTTGCTGAGGTTGGTAAAGTAAAAGAAGATTTTATATTTAATCCATATCCCAAAGGATTGGGTATTAAACCGGATCAATTAAAAGGTGGTAAAATAAATGACAATAATATTACGGTATTTTTTGTAGGCAATACTGCGGCTGAGAAAGTTCCGTTGACTAGTTGGACAATTGCTCATAGGTTTGGTCATTCGGTCCGACGTGAATATTCATATAATATATATACTGATTGGTTGGAATCACAATTTGATGATATATTAAAACTATATAATGTTACGAAAGATCCGGGTAGTTTTTTGAAACCCAAATCAAATCTTTTCAATCAAATTGGAACGATGAAAAGTGCAAGAGATAGTAAAATTGATAGACCGTTTGAATTTTATTATGAGTTATTTGCACAGTATTTAAAAGATGGTAAGGTTACATTTAACAGATTACAACCGACAATTGTCAAAGGATCTGCGGCATATGGATT